TGTTTGTAAACAATGCAGGAGCATTTTCAACGATGACTACCTTTGCACCAAGTTTATCAATACCATCTTGAAAGACCATATACATAAATTCGTTCTTAGCACAACCTGCACCTTTACTCTCTGTTGTTGTTCCTGTATTTAATTGAGATAGAGCAGCACAAGGCGGAGTACCAGAAACTACATCAACTTGTTTAATTTGACCAGGCTCTGCTTCGTCAAGTTTAATATAAGGAATATCGCGTCCCATTGTATTTTGTTGATAGTTTACATATTGACTATCGTTATCTTCAAATCCACCATAAGAATAGATTGCTTCAGGTGGTTTACCAAAAGCTTTTTCTGCTCCTAGCATTTGTCCACCAATAAGTGGAATCAGTGGTGCCCATGTTATTTCTTTTTTGTTCATCCGAAAAAGTCCTCAAGTGTTGCAGCTGCTTTCTTTTCAAATTGTGTTACATCAGGTGCAACATAATCATTATCCATTGCTGTCATAATTTTATTGTTTAAAAATGTACCATCGTAATATTCAGGCTTACATATTAGTTTACGCAATCCTGTAATTACAGATTCATACTCGTCCTCATTATTTAATAACCTATCCATCCTTTCTTTAAATTCAGTAGGAGTCTTAGGTCTTAAAAAATCTGGTATTGGCAAATGCCCTTGTTCATCATAAGATGGATGTAAGAACGGTATCACACCAGCATGTACCATTTCAATATACTTTGAAGTTACCCAACCTTTTGCGATTGGAATAATAAAAGTAAACTTAACATTATTCATTTTTGCCATTACATCATCAAGATGAATAGAGCCTTTGAATCTTGCGTCTGTTTCTGTTTTCTCATGAGTCCATTTACCATAAATCTCAACGTCGTCAAAATCATCAAGTACCCATTCTTTTAATAAGTTATATCTTGAAGGGTTTGCTTCATTCAATATAACCATGAATGGTAATTTACGATTCAGATTAAACTGTTCTGAATGATGATAGTTAATACAGAAACAAGTTTCCATACCTGCATATGTTGCAGATTGCTTTCTTTCGTATCTGACTTGATCTTCATAATCTTTAATAGAACTTACAGTGTATTCATAATCGTATTGACCTAAAGACACTGTTGGTAAATGAAATATGTCTCTTGACTGATTCATTACATATCTTGGATCATTTATAATTTCAACATAAGGAGGTTGTTCTTCATTTAACCAAATAGAAATTGGTGAAGTATAATTCTTTGTCATATCAATCACAGATGCAGGTTTACCATCAGTGATACCTTCTTTTAAATGTTTTACTTGAGTAATTTTATCTGGAATTGTAACTGTACCAACCTGACCGACCATTAGAACTGTATAGTCTAACTTAAATCCTTTCTGACCAAAGTAATTAAAGATATGACGATAGAAATTATCAGTACCATCATTCTTAACTCCTTTCCAAATATCAATTACATTATTATATGGAAACAACTCCAACTCTTCAGACTCAGTTAGAGTACTGAAATCAGATCTTCCGATAATGTAAAATGTTTTGTCTGGGTTGTTATTTGCGAGTGCAATTAAAACTGTAGATGGTTCGTTGTCTCCACCAATAGGAGAGAAACGATTCCGTTTGAACTTGACCGATTTACCGATCTTTCCGAAGCCAATGTTTTTCATAATATAAAATAATTCCGTTCTGTAAATTTATTTATTAGAATCCACCACACGCTTCCGAAGCTCTGTGGAACTGAAGGAATGCCTTCTTCGATTATAATGTACTGGACATAAACCTTTTCCTGTATGTTCCATATCTTTGTATTCTTCACCTACGATACGAATGTCAGGATTAATTGTAAGTATCATATCAATGATTTCTTGTTCAGTTGAAAAAGGTATTACTTCATCTACATATTTACAAGATGATACCTGTATGTATCTTTCAAAAGGTGTTTGGATAGGCTGATTCTTTGCATCAGGACGATCTACGGTTGGGTCTGTAAGTAATCCAACAATTAAATAATCGCACATTGATTTTGCTTCTTGTAACATAACAATATGACCTGCATGAAACAGATCAAACGTTGAACAAGTAAAGCCAACCTTTGCGCCTTCTGATAATTTGGTTCTATCAAGAAACATATATATTCTCCTCTTTTAATAATTCCTCTACTCTAGGTGCGTATATATTATATAGTGGTGATTTATCAATTGGTAAGTAATGAATATACGCAGGAATCTTTTTTAACTTTTTAACTTCTCTCATTACTGTTGTCCATACTCGGACATCACCATTAAATCTTTCAGGTTCATAACCATTTTCGGAAAGCCATTTATAATAGATGGCATAAATGTTTTGTTCTATACACCAATACTTTCCACCCATACTACGGTTATTCTTTTTTGAACCGTACTTAGGTATTACTGAACCACCATAACCTTTCTTATTCTTGTACTTATATACACCATCCATGATAAGTATATATGTATCTTTACAAACTGCTCTCTGAAAGAACTCAATATAACGATCATTCTTGGTATGTATTACTTGTCCTGAGTTCATACTAAAGTAAGGTTCTTTTCTCATTGTTGAAATATCAACTAAGTCTTTATAGATTGGAGCCAAACTGGATTCAACAAACTTACCCATAACACCTAATGCAGATTCATTATAGAACACATACTTATTAAAGAAATAATGATCAAGCGGTTTAAGTAATAATACATCGTCGTCCATCATCATTGCTTTATCAATGTTAAGTACTTCGTGTACATAAGGAAAGACCAACCATTTAATTGCTACTCCGTATGCATTTAGAATCTTAAACAAGTATTCTTCATCAAAGAAATGTTTTGTCTTCTCAATCATTTCCGAAGCATAATGTATTTCAATCTTATCTGATATTGTTTCTGTATTATATGTCTTATTCCTATCATCTAAGATAACATTCAAACGTGTATATGTATCTTCACCATACACATTCCAATATTTAAGTAAGCTTTCAATCCTCTCAATATTATTACTTACTACGAATATATTATTCTGCATAATTAATCATATCCAATATATCGTTAACACATTGTAATATAAAATCTTTATCATCGTGGTATTTGTAAACTCGTATTACTTCAGCAGCAACAAGAGTAAGCAGTTCATATTTGTCTATATGATGGTTATATGCTAACAGTGTATTAATAGCAAGATCTTGTTGATGTCGAGAATAATGATTAATCATCAAACTTGCGATAAACTTTGCTATGTCAAGTTCACGACAACCAAATACATTAGGGATAGGATCAATTAAGAACAATTTATCTTCATTAAACAGCATGTTCTTAACACCAAAATCTCCATGACAATAACCGTATTCTAATTCGATCTTTGCCATCTTTTCAATCACTTCATTAAATGCTTCAAGGTTTGCCAATTGAACATGACTTACAATTCTTGCGATGTAATCGTCAAAGGTTAGAAACTTAGTTTGTTTAATAGAATCAAAAGCATCAAGAGATTCTTGAATCATTGCCAATGCTTTATAAGGTTTGTCATTGAAGTAGTTTGGATCATTAGGAATGTAATCCATTGTAAGTGTATCACCTACAACTCTATGAATTGTTGGAGTGTTTACAATATTACCAGTTTCTTCAAACCACTTTGCTGCTTCATGAGCATTTCTTGCTGTCTTATGTACTAAGGCACCATCAGTATAGATATCAGAACCTGAGAGACCACCTTCGAGTTCTCTTATATCTGTTTCTATAAAATCTTCAGGAGTAATACCTTTGTCGTCAACATAGTATGCTGCAAGTGGTTTATTAAAAGATAGAGCATGGTATTTTACATGATGTTTCTTTAACCAAGATTCAATTTGTGGACCATACTTATCTGATGCTTCTTCTCTACTCCTACAAGAAATAGAACCACGAGCAGTAAAGATATCAATGATCCAACCAGATTCATATAACTTATTGCACTTTTCTATTAACTCAAGATTAGGCTTTGCGTTCTCCCAATCACGATTAGAAGTAAACGCAAGTGTATCATCAAAGTCGAGTACAATTCTTTTATGTAGAGACATCTTAGTCCCTATTCATCATAGATCTTGTTAAACCACCGAAGGCCCAACAGAAATATACAAAGAGTGGAGTTGCGATAGCAAGACGAATCGCGTCAGGCGTCATATCAACCATCTTCATAAATGCAACAAGAATAAACATAGTAGCTGCTATTGTGCCAACTGCTGCGATTCCATACCAAGTATCAATAATAATTTCTTTCATAATATATCCTCAAATAATAAATTCTATTATAACAAAGTTTAAGTCATATGTCAATAGATTAGTTGACTGTATCATTCATAAAGTCAACAAGAACACCTGACTCATCAAACATTCTTCGAGATTTCTCAAACGAATCTAACCACTTCTGTGGTATATCTTCCATTGCCATTACAATTCTATTTATGCCAACTTGGATAATTCCTTTTGCACAATCATGGCAAACTGGTAATCCGTAAACATATAGAGTTGAACCTTTTAATGAAATACCGTTAAAGGTAGCATTATATATGCAATTCATTTCAGCATGAACAACCAAATCATATTTAATTGATCTGTCTTCATATCTTTCAGGTATATCTTCAATTCCTTTTGGAAATCCGTTATACCCAGTGGCTAGGATACGACGGTCATCATTAACTGCCACCGCTCCTATTTGCTTTGATGGATCTTTACTCCAAGAAGAAATCTCTCGAGCAACTCTCATAAAGCGTTTATCCCACTTATCCTGCATTTACTAATTCCTCTACAAATTCAAAATGTCTTTCGTAAACATGGAAGTTAGTTGCTGTCCATATTAAATCACCAGCTTCAATCTCAAGATCATAAGCAAGTTGATTCTGAACAAACTTTGCCCAAGCATAATCATTATTATAACCAAAGACTGCATCGTTAGATCTCATTACATAATGGGAAATAAGTTTACCGTCTCTAATCATAAACGTATTACTAAAGGTACACATAAAGTCATTCATACCGTCACGGTTGAAATCAGTATGCATACTTGGTCGATTATAAATCATTGAAGCACGTCGGCTATTTGGATTATTTCTCAACTCTCGAAGTACATGTTTATACTGATGACCATTCTCTTCAGAGTAAATACACCAACCATAATTAGAATTGATCTTACCTTCGTCAGAAGATATGTCTTTCCAAATCTGTGGTGTATCACCAGGAATATCATCAACATATAATGATTCAGACATGTACCAATCTAGTTCACGTTCAATATACTTATATGCAGGTTTACGAATTACGAAATCTTCATCGGCAAGAAACGATTCACCAAAGACTTCGATAGTTTTTGCACCAGTACGATCAATAGTATAATCTTCACAGAGATACTTGTTCATAATGATGTTACGAATGTCTTGGACTTGTTTCATTAGATAGATTCCATTAACGCTTCAATATCAGATACTTCTGCAATTAGATCAGAAACATTTTGATTATGGAAAGCTCTTGCGGTTTTCCTTAGGATTGATTTTGGGATCTGAACTTCTTCAGCCAAAGCATTGATTGCTTCTTTTTGAAAATCACGTTCTGATTCCATTCTTGTAAACGAATTACTCATTTCTTCCATGCAACCACGGATTCGTTTTTTGTCTGCGTCACTTGACGGTAATATCACATTGCTCATTATTTAGTACTCCTGTTAAATACATCTTTAGTTGAATCCTGACCTTTAATACCTTTACGACAGTAAGAGACAAAGAAACTTGAATAGTTAATTAAATCTTTTGCTGAATCTTCAAGGGATTCAAAGTTAGGATCATAATCATCTGACTGCATTGCTTCCATTACAGATTTCATACGTAGCATTTTTGCATGCATGATATCATGAATGGTTGTAATTCCGTTAGGATAGTAGTCAGCTTGTTGAACAGTTGAGTTCGGATTTTGATAATCACGAGACTTTCTCAACTGAAGGTCAACGCACTCTTGTAGTACATCAACCGAAACTGGGTTTGTCTGTTTCGACATAGTTTACTCCATAATAAAAAATCTATTATAACAAAGTTCTAATAGAATGTCAATAGTTATTGTAATTGATTGCTGAATGGTAATTCATATCCTTCTTCAAGGAATTGTGCGGTAAGTGATCTCTCAACATTACCATGAACCTGTACTTCTTCTTTAGTAACTTTACCTGTAAGAGGACAGATAACATCAATGACCGTAGGTGGTGTATAGATTCCAAAGACATGAATTGTTTCTTTCATCAAACCACGTTCTTCCATAATACGAAAGATCCTTGCGTTAGTACCATCTCCTCGTGGAGTAATACCATTCTTATACATTCCTACTCTACCATTCCATGCCGTTTTACCACCAGCTTTACCTATCTTCATAAGTTGACCTTTACATACCATATAATATACTAAATCATTGTTTAGGTCTTTGGCTCTAAGGTGTGGTGATCTGACATAAGAAAGTCGGTCTCCGTCAATTTGGAGAGTACCGATAAATGTCATTTTGGTTATATGTTCTTTTAATAAAGACCCATCGAGAGATAGGTCAGTATTGAAGATTTCCATTTGCATAATATAAAAGTCTTTTTTAATTTACAGATATATTATAATCTAATTCATAAAGAATGTCAATAGTTTTTTAGAGAACTTTTCTCCAAACATTCTGAATTCTGTTTTGTTTCATGAATATATGAAACGTATTGTATTGCTGTATAATGTATTGCATTGTGTTTCCTACTTGTTACCTACATGTTACATAAATGTAACATTGTAATATTATATATAAGGAAAACCTAATGGTATCAATAATTTATACGACTTTTGGTGCCGCAGGTATTACAAACGTTCTTACTGTTGCCAATTTATCTTCGGCTTCGGCAAGTTTTGCGACTTCAGCATCAAGAGTTTCAACTGTACCAGGATGTTCTGCTACTCCAACTCCATTCTCTAAAAATACCGCAATGTTTGCTGTATGTTCCGCAATGGCTGCTTCGTATTTTGTAATTAGTGCGTTGACTAATATTTCTCTAATTGCCATTTTATTCTCCTTTCAATGTTGGTAGGATACCGTGATTACCTTCGTGAGATGGAGCTGTCCATCCTTCAGGTTTCATTAGATCAGGTAATCCTAATGGGTTTGGCCTTCCTTCCTTTACTCCAGGTTCTTTGGCCATATTTGCTTTAAGAACTTCGTCCCAAGCTTTATAAGGATCGACTCCGAAGGCATCAAGAGTACCGATTGCCACTACACAAAGGTCAACTAAACCATCTACGATTTCTTCGGAGTCGATAACTTTTTGGGCTGATCTTGTTTCTTCAAGTTCTTCTTGTAGGAAGTCAACTCGAAAACGCAAGAACGCCTTCAACTGATTTATATCTGCTGTCTGCATCCAATCATGTGTTTTATATTTGGCTTGCATTTCATTAATGTCTTTTACCCAGTCTTTACTCATTTGGATATCCTTGTGAAATATATACACCGATAGCACCAATTTGTCCTTCGGTTAAACCTTTTGCTGTTCCCCACATCAACATAGATTGAGGACCAACTTGTTCTCCTGCTTTATATTTTAATAACTTACCAATAATATCATCGGCAGATTGTCCTTGTAATTTAGGACCTATACCACCTTGTCCTTGTGGTCCATGACAGGCAGCACAAGTATTCATAATTGGTCTGATATCAGCAAAACGATCTTCAGCCATTGCGACTGATGTCATTCCTAATAGAGCAGTTGTTAATAAAACGTTCTTCATAGTAATTCCCTTAATTGGTCGAAACCACCGATCTTTTCTTCGTCTTTAATAATCTGAGGAAAAGTTCTTGCGGTTGGAAAAATTTCAAAAAATTCGTCTTGAGAATAATCAAGACCTAAATGCATGTACTGATATTCAGCACCTTTAGATTCACAAAGTTGTTTTGCCATTTTACAATAAGCGCAATTGTCTTTACCGTAAATCTTTATCATACTAGTTTTAGTCCACCACTATCTGGTAGAGCTATCCCTGTTGTTGCTTCAAGTACCTGCTTTTTCAACTCGTCTTGTGGTTCAGCCACGAACATAACGTGTTGTTCAGATACAGCAATTGGTTTTCTTGAGGCATAAGGTACGAAAGGAACCATTCCAATTTTACCTTCACCTGCTGGTACTAACAAGATTCCATCTGTTAATGTATAGAATCCTTTATCATATACCACTTTTGCTACAACCTCTTCTCCGGTTGATAGTCTTACAATTTGTACATCGCTCATTGCGTTTCTCCTGTAATAGTGTTTATTATAACACAGTTTAATTTAAATGTCAATAGTTTAACTGAAAAAATCTTCAATCGTATTTACCTTTTCAGCTGACCATCCGACCGCATCAAGAATTGATTGAATAGGACTAAGGAACACTTTATCAAACTGAAGTTCAGTATCAATGTAATCATGTAGTCCAAGTTGTTTGGGTAAAAGACCTGGAACCGATATTGCGTTTTCACGAATCGGATTAGGTACTTTCAGATATAATAGTTTGACCTTATCTCCACCTTGAATCGTCTCAAACTTCTTATCAAGTCCTTTTTCTTTAAGGAAATGGTTATACATCAAGGAACCACGAACATGCATTGGAGTACCTTTACGGTATATAGAACTCTTCTCTTGATACTTTTTGAGTTCAGATACACCTGATGTCTTTGCGATAGCAATAGGATCTAACTTACGAAACTCTTCTTTGAAATCTCGAATGAACTCTTGGGTTGTTACTTCGTCAGTGTTCATAATTACTTCAAAACATTTCTTGAGTTTCTCTCGACAGATTTCAGGAGTTGAAGATCTTACTGATTCCAATCCTGTAACTGATATCTTAGGAGTATCATAATGTACACCTTCAGAGTTCAACGTATTTAGAATATATCGTTTCTTAGCAACAAAGATACCACGGTGGGCAATCTTTTCACGTTTCATTACCATTGCATTACGATATGTACCGAGATCAGCTGCAAGCTTTTCATAACCATCTTCAATGATTTGTTCTATTTTTGTTGAACATACTCGGTCAAGGAACTCTTCACCTTTGTCTTTATCAATATCAACAGTACCAAATACTTCTGTAATCAGAGGACCGAAGTCAACATAGATAGAGTCGGTATCAATATAGATAATGTAATCAACACCATCAGTACCAAGAATTTTGTTTAGGTAATCATTCACTGATTTCTGAGCATATCTAATACTGAGCTGACCACTTGTGGTAATCGCTTCAGCCATTTCGTTAATATAGTATAAGAAATAGATGTTTGCGGTTGCACCATACAAACTGTTCATGGCAATCTTAATTGACATTTGCGAGTTATGTAATTGGTTGATCTCACGCTTTAACCTTTTGAGTTCAGCAGGATCTTTTTCAACCTCAAACTGTTGTTCAGCAGCAATCATTTGCTTTTTGATAACTGAACGGTTATTATAATATTCATCAATGATTTCAGGAATGATTCCTAACTTCTTATTAGAAAAGCAAACACCATTGGCAGCAACGGATACACCATCACGGTCATTTTGATATTCACCTTTGAGTACCATATCTTGAGTTACATATTCACGATCATCAGGCATATATGTTTCTGGTGACATATTATATTGTAACATCAAATGAGGATATAGTGAGTTAAGGTCAAAGGATACAACCCAAGGATGCATACCGACCTTTGGATCTTTTACATAACCACCTACAAGATCTCCTGCTCTTTGGCCAGGACTACCTTTTAATGGAGGAACGATTTTGTCTTTCATCAGTTTACGATATATGGTTGCTTCCCATATACCAACAGTACCAAACGCATCTCCGTAGTTTACACCACCGTCATATGCAACCGTCATAACCAATGCAAGCAATCCTGTCTCTTCTTCGAGACGAGCAATCAGTTGAGTATCTTTAAGGTTATAGTCCAAATATAATTGTGGATTCTCATCCCATAAACCAGTTAGAGAACCATACTCAGAATAATCAATTTTCTTTTCACCAAGAACAACATAAGCAATATGATCTAACTTGTATGATTCTTGAGGACCATACTTATAACCAAACTTCTTGAAGCAATCCATATAGTCAATAACAGCAACACCCATAATAGAATATGTTGAGTTGACTTTACCGAAAATTTCTCGAGATCTTTGTTTGATTGATTTGTGTGGAGATAACCGTCTTGCAGTATCTTCTCCAAGTAATGCTATGATACGAGTTACGATGTATTGAATATCAAAGTACTCAACGTTCCAACCTGTAACGATATCAGGATAATCAGTTGTCCACAGTTTCATAAAGTATTGAAGTAAAGCACGTTCACCATCAACACCATCAAATAAAACAAACTCAATCTTTTCTTGAGGAATATCAGTTACAGTTTGTGTCTTGTCATAATCTTTACGACCGAGTACATAATATACATCGTCTCGAGAACTATGATAGGCAATTGATGTAATAGGCTTATCAGCAGTTTCCATATTAGGATAACCATCACTGATGTCAACCTCAATATCAAACGATACGATATTTACTTGACTGACGTCATAGGTTACCTTATCAGGATACTCTTCTTGAATAAACTGAGTTACATAATTTGTTGAACCAAACGTCTTCATACCATGAACACCTTTGTATTCTTCGATGAAGTTCTTTGCTTCACGCATATCACCAAACTTATGTGGAGATACAGGTAAGTTACCTTCTAACGAATGGAAACCTTCTGCTCCAGACTTTGGAGTATGAACATATAGTGTTGGTTGAAAAGGTACGCGATACGAAAAACGTTTGCCGTTTTCATAACCACGATGTAAGATATTATTACCATACCTTTCAACG